CTTGACCTTTTTCAGGATTATTATTGATGTCAATAGTATCACCTCTCTTAATTGTTTTTGCAATATTAAGAAGAGCAACATCAATATCAGGTGTTCCCTTATAGAAAAGAACACTACACTCATCATCTGCTTTAGGTGCTGTAGTGAATACTATTGAACTTCCACCACTACCTAAGTTGTAAGCATAATTTGGTTTCTGTAAAAGTCCATTTACAAATACTAATAGTGACTGTTCTGCCTTGATTGTTGATCCAAAGAAAGTCTTTAATGATACTGCACCACTATTGATCTTCAACTGGAATACTTTTCTAAATCCATCAAATAGACTAGTAAATGAATCAATTGGTTGTAGTTGCCCAAATGTCCATCCATTAAATTCATCTGAATGAATATCTTGTACAGTAAGTTTAAATTCAGAGAAAGTTTTAGTTATATCAGTGGGAATACCAGTTGTTCCACCAATAGGAACAGTCAATATCTCTCCATTACCAAATCCATATCCCTCTCTCTTAATTTCAAAATCAATTATACTTGACCCCTGTCCTACAATTACATCAACAGAAGCACTCTGACCAGCTCCAGTTGTTGATGTTGATGAGTATACTAAAGGAATATTGCTGTAACTTACAGGTGCATCTATAATAACTTCAGGTGGATCATACCTCTTAACAGTTACAACAGGTGCTGGAGTTGTTGTTCCTATACCTACACCAGATGGGAAGATTGAAGAACCAAGAGTTATATTACCATCACCAACACTTGCAACTGATACATTGGTAATAATTCCTACTTGTGTAGAAATAGAACCTGCAGTTGTTTGAGCAATAGAAACAAAAGAACCAGGATTGATTCCTTCTGTAGTTGCAACAGATACAATAGTTGTTCCTGCAACTGCTACAGCAGTCATTGTGGTGAGTCTATCATCTACAAAGTCAGTGTAACCAGTTCCAGTATTTGTGATATTAATACTTACAATATGTCCTCTATTTCCAAGTGTGGTTGCAATTCCAACTACTGCAGTTCCAACTTTAAGATAACTTGCAATACCAACTCCATAAGTTTGAACACCAACATTGACTGTAGTTTGAATACCAACTCTATATCCAGATCCACTATTACCTATACTTACAGCAGTAATTGAACCAGCAGCAGAGACTGTAGCAGTTCCACCAGCAGCAACTAAAGGTTGATATGCAAAACCACCAACTGAACCAACAGATAGAATTTTACCACCAGATGGGTAATTAGTTCTATTTGCATTCTCACCTAATACTTCATCAGTTGGTCTACGATATGCTGCAAGAGATTCTGCTTCACCAGTAAAGGTAATTGTAGTTGCAGTAGCAACTTGATTAAAGTCATAGTTACCTTGCTCTAGAGATGATGGTTGTTGGAATGCATCATTAACTAATATACAACCATTATTAGTTGCAAATCCAATAGCATTAGTCTTAGAGTCTCCAAATCCAGTTGTTAGAGTAAATGCACTTTGAATACCTGTAAACTCATGTGAGATATCATTAAACACCATATTATTAGTGTATGTCTCTTGAGTAGAGTTCTGTTTACCAGTTCTAGTAAATACTCTTCCATGAAAGGTTGAATGAGTTACAATACCAGCAAATGATGTTGAATCTGGATCAGTTGTTGTGCTAAGTGGTATATTACCTGCAGGTGCTTCAGCAAAGTGTAATGTGTTTTTATTGATATTATAATTACCAGCCAATTTAGTGACCACAGAACCAGCTGAGTGTGCAGCAAGACCTGTTCCTAATTGTGCTCTTAATAATTTTAGATTATTACCACCTACTCCAACATCAAGAATTTTACATATCTCATCGTCTATTTTGACAAGATCTGCCGCAGCGAACGACGTTATTCCAGTCACACCAGTAATTTGAGCAAAGACTATATCAGCACTTAGTGCAGTTGTAACAGCAGTACCAGATATTGGTGATTGTATTACATTATCAATAGATAAAATTGCCTTAGAGTTTTCATTAGTTGCAGTTAGATGATGTGATGTACCAATACCAACTGCAGTAATTGTGAATACTTCAGGGTTTTTCTTTAATGCTTTTTCTGCTGATTCAGCAAATCTTATTCCATCATCACCAAATTTAACAACAAATAAATCTTGTGGAAGTTTATCAGTTGTACCAATACCAGCAACCACTGTTTCTTCAATACTAACAGCATTAAGAGTAGTTGCTCCTTGGAAACTGTAATTAACTTTCTCTCCAGTAACAAAGAAATGATTTGGAATATTGACTGTATTCTTTGCTATATTTAAACCATTTGAACCAGTTCCAGCATCCCTATTACCATTAAATTGTCTTCTGAATATAGGATCTTCATTATGCTTTAAATCAAATGCAGTTTGAAGATCTAACTTAGTTCCTACATATCTTCCTCTATTACTGAGAACTTCAACATTACCAAGTGGTAAATTTGGAGCAAATTCTTGGTTATCAAATATCTGCAATTCAATTCCAAACACTACTACATTAGCTGGAGTTGCTGAGAAGAAAGTTAAATTAGCGTTGTTGCCACCAGAAGTTGCACTCACTGTTCCTAATGATGAGGTATTAAGACTAACCTCTCCAAAATCAACAACTGCTTCATTATTTTCTGAATTAATTAATGCAGCTTCAAAAGTCTCATACATTCCATCTGCACCACCTGTTCCCTCTACAGATACAAAGTAATATGCTGCAGTTGGTCTGAAATTAACACCTGATCCATCACTGGCATAAGTTGCAATTGGAGTAGTAACACCAGCAGCAACTTGTCTCCTATCTGATATGAGTCTGACTGTATCTAAAGTACAAGATCCAATACCAGAGGATTGAGTATATGATGATAGAAAAATAGAAGAAGCATTTGCAGTCAGAGCAACTCCAACACTTGGTATGAAATCAAGATTTACATTTGTTCCAACTATAGTTGCATTAAAAGTACCAAATCCTGTAATATTTTCACCTGATTTATTTTGTATCTCACCATACTCTATAGCATTTACTTTTGTACCATCATGAATCACAGTAACTTCACTACCAAAGAAATCTTGTGTAGGAGTTTCAAGTTGAACCATGAAGTGACCTGATCTAAATGCTACAGGCATTTTTGCAATAGTTGTAGTAACACCAATACCAATATCTACATGTGTAGATGCAAATGAAACAGCATCTCCTAGAGCAGTGCTTGCTACACCTACAACATTATCTTTAACACTTATGGAAGCATTAGTTACATCATATAGATTGAATTCAGTTCTGATTGGATTGAATGTTAAATCCCATCCTGTTGTTGTAGGGATGTAATCAAAGGTTCCTAACTCAGGAAAAGTTTCTAAAACAGCATATTCATTAGTAAATGCTACATCATCATGTTGCATCAAGGAAACAATTGAGAATTGTCTCTCATCACTAAATGTTTGATCTTTTACCAAAGTAAATACTTTATTGAAAGTATCATTTTTAGTAAATTCACCAACTCTAGAAAACTTAGTAGTTCTCTCATTGTTGTTAAATGTTGCACTAAAGTCATCAATATCAATTGCTTTGTTTCCTATAGATTGGAAGAAATCTGTTATGGGTCTATTTGCAAATAGTATATCTCTTGATACTAATTCACCATTTACATTGACTGCTATTTCACTAACATTATCAAAATCAGGATACACATTAACTTCAGCTGTGCTTTGTATTTCAGCAATTGCTTCAAAGTTTGCTGGCTCAGTTCTGGTAATAACAGCATCAGGATCTTTACTTTCAATATCCAAATCACTAAACCTATCAAAACCTGCTACATGAGTTAATGATTTTACAGTATCACCCCAAGTATCAACAGGTATTAAAGACCTTAAAGCATATGAGAATCTTTGATAATAAGCATTGTCAGGTAATCTTTGGAAACTGTTATTAAGCATTCCAGAATCAGATTGGAATCCATGATTTATAGTAGTTCCAGCACCAGTTGTAATTTCAGCAGGGAAATTTAAGTTACTTGTAACAAGTGCAGATATTCTTGAACTTTGTCCAGTAATTTTAGATCCAATTCTAAGCTCTTGTTCAGTTGAAATAGTTAATTGATTACTTTCTGGTTTCCATCTTTCAATAACACCTGTTTGACCAATGTCATCAATAACAGTTTCACCATTAAAGAATTGATTCTGTTTTAAGAAAGTTCTAAATCTAGGGAAATGACTTTCTAATACGACTCTAGCAGCAGACTCTGCAGGAACCATTACACCTGGCACTCTACCTTCTAGTTCTTCTGCAGGTAAGACAAACTCTATAAATGCATTAGCACCACCTATTTGGCCATTAGCTGCAGTAATAGTCCATAATTTATATCCATACTCTTTTGAATTATATCCTCTACCAGTACTACCTAAACCAACACTAACATTTTCAAGTAAGAATTTCTCACCAACAGCAAATCCACCTTTTGCAAAATCTGCTGCATTACTAAATGTTCTATCAAAAAATAATCTGACAGTGTTTGGTAAATTTGTTGTTGTACCTGATCCATCACTACTATATGTTAGGTCTCTAATACCAATTCCATTTGGATTACCAACAGGGACTATTCTAGGTTCAACATTATAGATTCCCTCTGTATTTTTAATTATTTTAAGTCTATCTTCACCTAATACCATCTCTAAATCAACATCACCTAAAACCTCTTTAGTGAAACCATCTATGACAACTACATCAGGAGGTGCTGGATAGTTTGTACCTTGATAGGTAACTTCAACATAATCAAGAGAACTTAATCTATCAATTTCTATAATGTCAGGAAGATTAGGAATAACTTTTAAAGTTCTATCAGAAGGATAGTCAAATCCTATATTGTTTAACTTAGTACCAGTTATCTGACCAATAGATGATGTTTGAGCAACTAATATAGCACCACTTCCTATACCAGATCTAACTGTTGATCCAACAGAAACTCCTGTGATTGTAGGAGGTTTTCTATAGTTCTGACCACCACTCTTTAATCTAAAGTCAACCACTGCACCTTGAGCGGTCTTAGATGTGGTTTCATAAGTTATATCTGCAACAGTTGGATCATATTGAGTTATATCTGGAGTAAATGGTATGTCATATTTGAAGCTTGTAGTTCCTATTCCAGTGATTTTATAATTACCATCATAATAAGTTGGTTGTATATTAATTTGATTGAATTGAGAAACTGTAGTATCAATTTTAATCTCATTTTTGAGAGTAGTAATTCTGTCTATATTATCAACATTAAATTTATAGAATAATAAAGGAGGAACATCATTTGTCATGGATACTGTAACAAAAGCATCTGAGTCAATACCCATTCTTCCTGAGGATTGAACTTCATAAGCATCATTCTGTTGTGTGGTTACAAATTCATCTAGATATTCTTTATCTTTAAAGAACTGTAATTTAAATGCAGAGTATGTTATTCCATCATCAGTAAATGATAATGAGGAATCTGATACATCAAATTTAAGTTGTTGATTTTTTCTAAGAAGAAGAGATGGGTTAACTTTAGATAAAGTACCAGCACCAGTGCTTGATATGGTTACAAACTTAGGATTTTTTGATTGCAATTCAGTTCTTTCTTCAACCAATCTGATGTTAGTTTGATCATAGAACATAACATAATACATTCTTTCATTTACTAAACCACCTGCAGGTGATGATGCTGTATGAATAACCTTATCACCAACATTAAACACACCTTGAGTTACTTTTATAGTGCTTAGAGATAGATCAATATCACCAGCAACAAAGTCTTGAGGATCAAAAACTATTCTTCTATTAAAATCATTATATTTGACTTCTACAGTTTTTATATCTGTTGGTTTGACTGAGACAAATACAGTGTCTTTATTTGATAATAGATGTGTAGAGGATGTTGATACAGTAACAACATTTTGTGTTATGGTTCCAGTAATAACATTATTAAGTCTAGTTTTAAAACTATGAGTGTTACCAACACCAAGGTTTACAAAATATAGAGTTGATGGAACTGCAGTGCTATTCACACCAACATAATATCCATCAGTATCACTACCCAAACCAACTTTACCTGTTGCTATACCTATAGTATTTCCAGATAAAGGAGCAACAAAAAGATTAGAAAAAGTATCTAAATTAACATAAGGATTACCAGCAACTCCTGTCCATACTAAAATAGGTGTTCCACCATTTGCTTTATAAACAACCTCATCATTCAATTGAAAATCATGATCTTCAAAGTATAAATTTTGTGTTGGAACAAATGCTTGTGTATTTCCTGTTGATACTACATCTGTAAAAGTAATTGTAGTTCCTATACCAACTCCCCGTGCAGTTCCTGTTCCAACTACATTAGCTGGATCAAAATAAAATTCTGAATTAATATTAAATGATGTGATAGTTTGTATGCCAGAACGAGTTCTAAACATAAACCTTCTAGGATCTTCATATAAGATTGCAGTATTAGTATGAACACCTGCTGTAGTTCCATCAACTGCTCTTAATATACGAAGTTGTCCATTTTCTGGTAAAATATCTAAAACTTTTATTCTTTCTTGATCAATTGCTAAAATATCATTTTCTCTTAAAGATTCTGCACCTAAAGGACCAATAACATCAATAAATTCTACTCCAGTTTGAGCAACCATATTACTGGTTAATGTATATGCTTCACTAGAGACACCAACACCAAATGCAGCATTATGAGGGAATCCACTAACATTAGTTGATAGTCCACTTATTCTAATAATACTTCCATTAATTAAATTATGAGGTGCGGTTACTATACCTACAAAAGAAGAAGATGATCTAGAAGGTATAAGTTCAACATTAGAAAAACTAGTAGATGCAACACTGATTGTATTAATCTGTTGACCACCAATTTTCTTAACAAGAGCTTGTGCATTTACACCACCAGTTCCTGTGTTATCAAAAACAATTTTATCATCTACTTTGTAATTTGTTCCTCCTGTAGTGATTCCTATTTTATTAACTTCACCTAAAGTAACTTCACTAATTTCTAATGTCTGTTTTCTAATATTATTAGAATTAAAAATATAATCATATCCACTTCTTGCAGAATTAGTATGATAATCTCTAGTATTTCTTATCCAACCATTATTGATAATATCATATTTGGATTGAATAGACTCAATACCCAAATTAAAAGGATTAGGTTTGGATTTATAGGTTGCACCTATAAAATAAGGGAATGCTGGTCTTCTGAAGTTTTCAAAAGGTCCTGTAGTATCATTCTGAGATTTTATAGTAGCATGATAAGCATAG